AGCTAAAGGGAAGCGACAAGTTCGCCATAATAAAAAGGACCCCATCTGAGACATTCAAGACACAATGTAACATGGTCGAACGCACAGGGGAAAGAGACACCCCCGGAAAATTTTTTTTCACGGTTCCTTCACTTGAGTACTTCATCGCTATTACCGGTATAAATATTCATGGTTCTAGGATATTAAAAGTAAGAGAGAAAGAAACAAATGGAATTAAATATTTCGAGATATGCGAATAATAACAAGATTGGTAAAGCCTCACATAAGGTTTCATAAGAGCGGGCTAATTGAGATATTAAGCCCTGCCGCAAAAATAATAGGTTTGCGCAACTACGATTCCATATCATTCGTCATAGATGATAACGGGAACCTCTATATCCAAAAAGATCCTGATGGTATACGTCCATTCTCTGTCAAAGGGAACCACTATCGTTTCCATTGCTCAAACGTGACCAATAATGTCTATAGGCTTCCCGATATAAAAGGGAAAGACTTGTTCAAGCCTTCTTTGTCTTTCAGGCTTGGAGCAACGGAGAATGAGAGGACTCCAATTATAACAAGACGGATCATCGAGCCAGATCAATAACCTTGTTATCAAACAAGTTTTATCGCTGGATTTATGATATCCGGCGATAATTTTACCTCAAAAAACATGGAAGAGAGCAATATCAGATTAACAGGCTTATCCGCCAATACATCGAACCTTGATTGTAACGATGGAGACTTGGATATATCCTTAAACTTGATATCCGAGAACGGAAGCATGAGAGCGGTGACATTCCCAGAACCATTCCTAACTCTAAATACAGATGAGAACTTGCTATTTGTCCATAATACATCTTCCAGAAAAATATTTATCTGCTCAAAAAGCGATCATCTGATAGGGTTTGAGCTGTCTGACGCCTCTGAAAGGGAAGAAGTCCCCATTGATTACACGCTTCAAGGCGAAGAAAGATGGGAAAAGATCACCAGCATAGGGAATACATTGATCATCCTTACGGACAAGAGAATGTCATATATCTTGTTAAAAGACGATGGATATCAATACCTTGGCGAGAAGCCTCCCTTCCTGTCAATATCATTTGGATTAAGAGGGAATGTCGCTAGATCTGATTTATTCTCTATTGAGTTACCGGATAAAATAGCTGTCATCGATGTCTTAAACAATTTAACCGATAACAATAAAAGAGCTATAACTGATACGGTAATGGCTAGAGCCATAGAATTTATCAACAACAAATCAAGGAGCAATAGCTCGTTTATATTCCCCTTCTTTGTACGATACGCATATAGGTTGTATGATGGGAATTATACCATGCATTCAGCTCCTATTTTAATGATACCATCATCGGACATGGCTCCAATGGCCGCCATTACATACGAAGCCTCAACAGACACCGTCATCGTACATCCCGGGACAGATAGAGAAGAGGAGATGGAGACGTTAGCGATACACACTATTAAAGGACGTGTATTGTCGATTACCGGAGGATTAGACAGGTTTATATCCGAACCATCCTCTAGTCTAGCGTCATGGAACGATATCATCAAGTCTATTGATATATTTATATCTGCGCCGATATACACATTCGACCAATCTGGTAGTATCGACAACATAAAATCATTAAATAACACACAGCTTCCTTATTCTTTTTGGGGCATAGTAAAAAGACCGACAGACAATAAATACGGGAAACTTAATTTCAAGGAAGCGTATCAAAACGCATATTCAGACACACCGGATATATTTGAGAATGATCTTATATTGGAACTGCCACGCAAGGATAACGCAATAGACGATATTTCCTCTATCTCTCTTTTCTATAAAATAGATTCAATAAATATAGACAATATAACCTATGGGGAGAGAGAGGCTATCATTGTAGGGGATTGGGAGAATCTAGAGACAAGAGAAAGACTGGATGACACTTATATCGGCAACCATTCCTTATTGCCATCTTTTATCTACCCGTACAATTCAAGGCTCAATATAGCCGGAGTAAAAGCGACACTATTTGACGGATATCCTCTAGACAGTATGGTATGCTATTCCAACACGGCGGCCAATTCTTTCTCCGTATATACGCATATCAAGAAAGAGGGGAAAGAAATAGTCGTAAAATCGCAGACCAATATACCATTAGATGGGCATATATATTACCTATATTATCCAGATACTGACGCATATCGTATGGTTATTGAAAGAGGTAGCGCAATCGATACCGAGGAGGTTTTCTTATCTCCGCATTCCTTGCTCAATGGCGCATATTACGCAAGGCCGTTTAACGACCTTTCTTTTGGATTTTATAATAATTCAATCGAGACCGAGGACAAGTCAATCATCCAACCCAACAAACTATATACCTCCGAGGTCAATAATCCCTTTTATTTTCCATTGAAAGGGATAAATACCGTTGGGGTAGGTAAAATCCTTGGGATAACTTCCACGACAAGACCTATATCCACCGGACAATTCGGACAATTCCCGTTATTGGTATTCTCTACCGATGGTATTTGGGCAATGGAAGTATCCTCCGATGGTACATACTCAACCAAACAACCTATGAGCAGGGACGTATGCTCAAACCCCGGATCTATTACACAGCTTGACGGGGCGGTCGCTTTCACGTCCGAGAAAGGCATTATGATAGTATCAGGAGGAGATACCACGCTTATATCCTCGATCCTCGATGGCCCAAGCCTAGATATCGCTTCTATCAAATCCCTGTCAGAGATAGCTACAAAAGAGCTTCTATCAGGAGAGATAAATCAGATGACACCTTTTAAAGATTACATAAAGGACGCATTTATGGCCTATGATTATCCGAACGGGAGAATAATGGTAATAAATCCTGATAAGGTATACGCATATGTCTATTCCATTAACCAAGGGACATGGGGCACGATATCATCGGCGTATAAATACGCTGTTCCAGATTATCCATCGACCTTTTTACAAGCAACCAATAGCAAAATAATAGATCTATCCTCAAAAGTAGATAACGACAGCAACGACAATAAAAAGGGAATTATCCTTACAAGGCCGATTAAATTGGGGGATGACATGCTAAAGACTGTCAATAATATTGTTTGTAGGGGAGTTTTCAACAAGACCGATATATCATTTGTCTTGTACGCTAGTACCGACGGGATCTTTTATTTTCCCGTCGGAAGCGTTATTGGCCCGTATCTTTCTAGAATATGCGGAACACCATTCAAATATTTCAGGATTCTGGTCACCGCTAATCTGACAAGGAAAAAGTCGATATCCGTCATATCCGTATATTATACTCCAAAATGGAGAAACAAGCCTAGATAAACGGATTAATCCTCCTCCTTATCGGACCGGTCCTCAATTCTAAGGCCGGTTTTATCAAAGACAGTTGCACGCTGGCTTTTTCCAAGTAAATAGTAGCGTCCTCAGGATTGGTCTTCTCAAAGATAGAGTACAATCCGTAGCAAACAATATGCTCGTGCATTAAGCTCTTAATGCGGGATGTCGCGGAATAGTTCCAACGTAAAGGCATATTGAGATTTATCATATAGTCTCCTGATATATCCTCTAGGCTGTTAAAATCCTCCAGCCTACCAACATTTAGGTATCTTGAGCATACATGCTTTATGTTATCAAAGGCGGAAGATAATGCCCGGGCAACAATATCTAGGTCCGGGCCTTCCTCCGGTGTTTGTATATCCGAGGCTTTATCCATATTATCCGGGGTCAATAACCTTCTTCCTGTAACATGGGCTATAGCCTTTATATCTGCCATTATCTCATCCTTGTGAAGGACAATCCGTACATTTGCCATAAACTTGATCGAATATATAATTATCTAATCCATAGTCTTTTCTATTCTCTCGCACCGGGGAGACACGATATAATAGTTCTCCTCTTATTTCTGACGATAACGCTATCGCCTTATCATTATAGGTCTTGACTTTTTCCGGTAATTTTAGCTCAAACCATCCAGACAAGACAATTGTAGCCAATAAATCCGAGACCAAGTCGCAAATTCCTCCCTCAAGCCTTCGGTCAAAACGCTCAGGCATCTTTACTTTCAAGGAAAATATCTCTCCTCTGTCAGTCTCAATAATATTATGTTTTACCGTATCCTTGTCCAGATAACGAATGAACAGAGATATGACTGTGTTTACAGCATTCCTCCAGAATGTATCTAAAATATCTTGATCGTATTCATTGGCCCACACCTTATCATACAAGGTCGATCCATCCTCCATGTTTATAGAGGAACCAGTTATAGAGGTAATCTTCTCCACTTCCTTATAAATATCTGCTTTTCGAATAGTTATGTCCATTATTTTTTTTCTCAAAGGAAGTGAAATCCAGAATATACTAACGATATTTCTTATTCATAGAATATTCATGGCACATCAAGTGTCTAATCCGAGCCATCACCTCATAGAAGTTGACAGGCTCGAAATCCAAGGAATCCGTGAGGAGGTCTATCTCCCGTCTTACGGATTCCTTTTTCTTTTTATCTTCTTTTTTCTTTCCCATAACTCATCGTTTATATCGTTCCTGTGACGATGGCAATCGCAGATGAACATCCTTATCTCATCGGACATCAAGGCTCCTATATCGCCAGACAAGTAAGCGATAGGCTCCCCTCCGATCTCCAGATCCAAGGCCAAGGACATATGATCCGTCAAGTGCCGGCACTCGTGGAACAGCGAATTGGAGAATTCCCCGTAAGACGAGGTCCGGCCTATCACCATGACGGATTCCCTTCGCCGGTAGTTGGAATAAGTAAGTCCCACGTCCAGCTTGCAGGATCCTACGTTGCCATAAGCCTCCCGTATCTTGCTTTCCGGGCAACCGACCCTCCTCAATAGGGCTATGATATCGGATGTCCTCGAGCAGGTGACGTTATACAGCACGTGGATCACCCAATCGTATCTCTTGATATGGTAATCCCGTCGTATCATCTCCTTACCGTCTTGAACTCCCGCTCTATCCTCCTCCTTTGTTGCCGGGTGAGATTGGTAGCCTTGAGATTGCCAACCACCTCGGATACCTTGTCAAAATCCTTCTCCGGCATACTCGCCAGCACGTCCTTGGGGGACTCTCCCTTCAAGATCCTCAGTATGTAGCCCCAGCCTCCCATCACATCATCTCCTCCCAGATTATAGGCGTGCCAGACCCTATGCAATCAGCGTAATACCTTGTGAACACCATGCCATCATAGCCATCTGGATCATCTATCACGGCCTTGATATACCTAGCTAGCCCTTGCTCATTCAATGGCAATCTCGATTGAAAATCGAACAGGCACATATTAGCGACATAGACATAGTCATATCCTTCTGACTTACTTAACTTAACGCCATATTGCTTCAGTATCTTATCCACGTCCTCCTTGGTATAACTCCTAGTCTCTTTTTTATCTCCGGAATCGTCTACCGTCCACATCCGGGAAACGGCGAAATCGCACATGGCCTTGGAGAAATGCCAGCCATACGCCTTTAAATATTCTCTCATTCCCGTAGGGAACTTATCGTATGCGTCCAATCTCATGATCTGCTGATTTAAGAGAGGGACTTTCGCCCCTCCCATGATTATTATTACCTACGTCCACGTCCGGATCCTCTTACTCCCCGGCGATTGCCATAGCCTCCCCCGAATGATCCACGACCGCCGCCACGGTTGCCGTAGCCGCCACGCTCCCACATCTCACGGAACTCGTCGTCGTCCTCGAACTCATCGTCTTCGTCTTCCTCCATGCGGTTGCCATAGCCTTCCATGGCCTTCCGCTTTCCTTCCTTACAGCCAAGCTTATAGGCCTCCTTAGCCAGTTCCAACATATCCTCGTCTTCCATGGCGTCGAATTCCTCGATCAGCTCCTTCAGTTTTCTGCTATATGTTCCCATATCACTCTGTTTTTTTATTATTGTTATTATTACCGTTCACGGAACCGACAAGTTGCTCCATCATGGCAACCAACCTTGCGTTAGCCTCCTTCAGATCGGACATCTCGTTTCTCATGTTAGCGATCTCACTCTCCCTCTCCTTCTCCCGGGCAAACTCAGGGTTCAGTATTACCAGCATCTTCTCGCACCCCTCAATCACGGATTTATGGTAATCGATGCTGTCAAGTGCCTGTCGGCTTTGCTGCATCATGGCGTTGATCTCCGTATTCAGGGCACCTAGATCGCATGACACAACCAGTTTCTCCCCGTTTGTAGTGGGGTAATCCGTAATGGTGACGTCGGACAAGACGTTGGAGAAGCTGACGTTGTCCTCACCTACCTTGGCCTTTATGTCCACCACGATTTTAGCTTGCGGACCATACATATTGAAATTTGGATTCTCCGGTCTCGGAGGGGACACGCTGACTATGCTTCCAACCTCACAAAACGGCGTATTCCCCTTATGAAGGATATATAAAGGATTTCCTTGTCTCTGATTCTTGAACATATTTCTTGGTTTTTATGAGAGCCGGATCGCTCCGGTCTCTCGTTGATACTCTCT